CAGTGGGTCCTCGCGGCTCGGTCCTGGATCGCTCCCGGCCAGTGGTCGGCCGCGGCCGAGGCGGAGCTCGAGCTCCCGCCGGCGCCGGCCGGCACGCTCGCCGTCAACGACCGCGACGGCCAGCCCGGAGCCTGCGGCTACGTCCTCGCGATCGCCGACGACGCCGGCGACGTCGTCGTCTCCGGTCGCGCCTTCGCCTCGAGGCGAGCTCTCTGGGCGGAGCTCGAGCTCCTCGCCGCGCGCCGGCGAGGCCTCGTCCTCCTCCACCCGGCCTCGTTCGAGCGTCACGTCGCGAGCCTCCGCGGCGTCACGACCCAGAAGGTCGGCACCGCCGAGCAGCGCGCCGGCTACGGCCCGACGCTCGCCGCGGTCGTCGACGGCCGCCTCCGCCACGACGGCGACCCGGAGCTCACCCGGCAAATGCTCACGGCGACGCCAGTGACGATCCCGGACGTCGGGACGACGCTCTCCGCCAGGCGGTCGCCTGGACCGATCTTCCTCGCTCGCGCGGCCGTCTGGGCGATCGGCGCCGAGCTCCGGCCGGACCGGCGCCGCAAGCCGCTCATCGTTCACGCCTAGCCGATCGGCCTACGCCGAACGGCCGATTGTGCACCGGCGCCAGCGAGCTCACGCTTCCAGGGATGAGACTCCGCCGCGGAGCGTCGCTCGAGCTCGAGGCCGCGAGGCCTCGCATCCGTCTCCCGGTCGTCCGCTCCGGCACGCCGCTCGAGGTCGCCGAGGTCGCCTGGCTCGCCGAGGGAGTCGGCCGCGAGGCGGCGCTCACGATCCCCGCGGTCGCCGCCTGCCGCGCCGCGATCGTCGGCACGATCGTCCAGCTACCGGCCTACGCCTACCGCGGCGACGAGCGGCTCGAGCCTGGCTACCTCCTGACGAAGCCGGACCCGTCGACGACTTGGACGGCGACGATCGCCGGCACCGTCGACGACCTCCTCTTCTACGGCCGCGCCTACTGGCGCGTGCTCGAGCGCGACTCCGAGGGATTCCCGCGCCGAGCTCGCTGGACGCCTCACCGCGACGTCACGCCGGAGACCCGCTCGACCGGCGGCTCGTTCGCGACGCTCACCGGCTACCGCGTCGCCGGCGTCGACGGCGAGCTCGAGGTCGACGACCTCATCCGCTTCGACGGCCAGGCTCCCGGCGTCCTCGAGACCGGAGCTCGCACGCTCTCCGCCGCGCTCGAGCTCGAGGAGGCGGCTCGCCGGCTCGCCTCCATCGAGCTCCCCGCCGGCGTCCTCAAGAACGAAGGGACCGAGCTCTCGCCGGACGAGGCCGCCGAGGTCGTCGCCGACTTCGAGGCGACGCGCCGCGAGCATGGCGTCGCCTTCGTCCAAGGCCTCGAGTACCAACGCGAGAACCTCAACGCCGCCGACCTTCAACTCATCGAGGCGCGCCACAACGTCTCGACCGAGGTCGCGCGGCTCTTCTCGGTCCCGGTCGCGATGATCGGCGCCTCGCCGTCCGGCAACTCGAGCGCGCTCCTCTATTCGAACCTCAGCCAACAACTCGCGATCCTCGTCTCGTCGGCGTGCGCGCCGCATCTCAAGGTCGTCGAGACGACCCTCACCGACGTCTATCCGCGCGGCCAGGCGGTCGCCTTCGACGTCCAATCGTTCCTGCGCGGCGACCCGCAGGCCGCGGCCGACTACGCGCTCGGCCTCCTCGCCGCCGGCGTCATCGACGTCGCCGAGACGCGATCCATGCTCGGCATCCCGTCATCGTCCGGCACGCCGCCGGACCTCACCCCTGGGAGGCTCTAACGATGCTTCGCTTCGAGCGCGAGGTCCTCATCGCCGACCTCAACGAGAGGACGATCGAGGGAGTCATCGTCCCCTATGACGAGGTCGGCATCATCCAAGGCCGCGAGTACCGCTTCAAGGCCGGCTCGGTCCAGCTAGGCCGGCGCGTCCCGCTCCTCGTCGACCACGACCGCGGCCGACCGATCGGCGTCCTCGCCGAGCTCGTCGACCAACCGAACGGCGTCCTGGCGCGCTTCCGCATCGACGCGACCGAGGCCGGCGACGAGGCGCTCACGCAGGCCGCGTCCGGCTCGCGCGGCGCGCTCTCGGTCGGCGCCGAGGTCATCCGCTCGAGCATGGCACGCGACGGCGTCGTCGACGTCGAGGCCGGCCTCGTCCATGAGACGAGCCTCCTCGCGCTCGGCGCCTTCGAGTCGGCCGAGGTCCTCCGCGTCGCCGCCGAGCAGGACGACGACGGCGAGGAGCCGGAGGCCGACGAGCCGCCGGCCGAGGAGGACGGCAAGGAGGAGCCGATCGAGACGGCTCCTGACCAAGAGGAGCTCGAGCTCGAGAAGCCCGACTCAGACGACGACGACGACGCCGGCGCCGCCGGCGACGACGACCCCGAAGGAGGGACCATGTCAGCAGCATCCGCGGCGCCCGTCATCCGCGCCGAGCGCTCGAGCTCGCCGCGCGAGCTCCTCGCCGGCGAGTACGTCCGGGCTCTGATCCAGGCCGGCCAGGGAGACCGCGACGCCGCGCGGCTCATCGAGGCCGCGCTCACCGAGACCGTCTCGACCGACGTCGGCGGCCTCCTGCCTCCGACCTTCGAGCGGACCGTCATCGGCGGCCGAGACGTCCATCGGCCGCTTTACGACGCCTTCCGCTCGAAGCCGCTCCCCGGCGTCGGCCTCCTACTCGACAAGCCGAAGTGGACGACGCCGCCTCAGGGAGCCTGGGCGACCGACGTCGACGCCGACGCGACGACCTCGAAAGTCGTCATCGGCTCTCAGCAGGCGACCGTCGCTCGCTGGGACTGGGCCGGCGCGATCCCCTGGGTCGTCGTCCAGCGCTCGGCCCCGTCGATCATCGACGAGATCTACGGCGAGGCCGTCCAGTCCTGGTATCTCGACGTCGAGGCGAAGATCGGCGGCGAGCTCCTCGCCGCGGCTCCCGGCGCCGCGACGACGCTCGGCGCCGGCATCGCGGAGTTCTACGTCGCGTCCGGCAAGGAGCGGACGCCGGAGCTCATCCTCATGGCGCCCGACGTCTGGGGACTGTTCGCCGACGCCGGCGAGCTCACGGTCGCGCTCGCGGCCGGCGATCCCTCGACCGCCGGCGGCGTCCTCTCGACGACCTTCGCCGGCATCCCCTGCATGGTCTCCGGGACGCTCCCGCCTGGCTCGACGATCCTCGCCACCCGGCGCGCCGTCGACGCCAGGACGACCGAGCCGGTCCGGCTCACCGCCAACGCGATCGGCGCGCTCAACGTCGAGCTCGCCGTCGTCGGCGAGGGTCTCTTCGACACCGACTACCCGGACGAGCTCCTCGCGCTCTCCGGCGTCACGCCAGGCGCCGCGAGCTCGCCGTCGACGTCCCGGAAGGCCTCGTCGTAGTGGCCGACTGGATCACGCCGGAGGACGTCGCCGCCTTCCTCGACCTTCCCCCGGTCGAGGCGTCCGACGACAACCTCGTCAACTCGACCGCGGCCGTCCGCGCCGCGGTCGAGCGGCGTCGATCCGACCTCGACTACACCGACGCGACGACCGTCCCGAACGACGTCCGCCACGGCTCGGTCCTCTGGGCCTCGATCCTCTACCAGACGCGCTCGGCCCCGTCCGGCTTCGCCGGCTACGGCGACGAGACCGCGATGTTCGACCCGCTCGGCTCGAGGCGAGCCGAGGTCCTGCGGCTCATCGGCTGGCGGAGGCCGGTCGCCTACTAGATGAGCGTCCCGGCGACGACGACCCTCGCCTCGGCCGCTCGCGCCGAGCTCCTCGCCGAGCTCGAGGCGGCCGGCGTCGAGGCGACCGGAGACGCCGGCGCCTTCTACCCTCAGCCGCTCGCCGTCCTCGTCGGCCTGCCGGCGCTCGTCGGCCGCACGCTCGCCGGCTCGACCTTCGAGGTCCCGGTCCTCGTCGTCTCCGGCGACCCGCTCAACTCGACCGAGCACGTCGACCGCGCCTACGCGATCGCCGACGAGGTCGCGCTCGTCCTCTCGACCGCGAGCTACCGGCCGAGCTCCTGGCGCTCGAGCTCGAACGCCGAGCCGCTCCCGGCGCTCGAGCTCACCGTCACCGTCACCGTCCAAGCCTCCGAGGAGGGAGCCTCGCTATGACTGACTCACGCCAGGGACCCGGCACGCTCACGATCGGCACGCCGCCGGACGGCGTCGAGGTCTCGACGCAGGCCTCGGCCGTCAAGCTCACGCCGACCGTCAACTCGAACGACGGCACGCCGACGCTCGCGACGCCGGACCCGGCGCCGGAGACGGACGTCGCCTGGTCGCTCAACGTCTCCGCGATCCAGGACTTCGAGGACCCGGTCGGCTTCGTCAACTACCTCATGGATAACGCGCTGGCCGAGCTCCCGTTCTCCTGGGAGCCGCTCACCGGCGCCGGCCCGACCTACTCCGGCACCGTCCAGCTGGTCCCGATCGAGGTCGGCGGCGACGTCGCCGTCCAGGTCGTCACCGACGTCGAGCTCCCGCTCGTCGGCCTCCCGACGCGCGTCGACGGCGCCGGCGGCGCGAGCTCGCGCTCGAAGGCGAAGGCGGAGGCCGGATGATCCGGCTTCGCGGCGTCGTCGAGTACGACTCCGGCCAGACGGTCGAGTTTCAGGCCGGCTCGGCGGCGCTCGTCGCCTGGGAGGCCTACGCGCGCCGCCAGGGCATCCCGTCCGACCCGACCGAGAACCCGAACACCTGCGCCGCCTTCGTCGCCTACGTCTCGCTTGGCATCCAAGAGGGATTCGACGTCTGGATGCGCTCGGTCATCGACATCGACGCGACGCCGGTCGAGGCGGTCGACCCTTTCCCCGTGGAAGCCTCTCCCGGATGATGGTCGAGCTCTCGATCGCGTCCGGCCGGCCGCTCGCCGAGCTCCTCGAGCTCGAGCCGGAGGAGCTCGCGACCGTCGCCGACGTCGTCGAGGAGCTCGGCCGGCGCCGTGGCTAGGTCGACCGTCAAAGGCGGCCTCTCGGTCCGCGTCTATGGCCTCACCGAGACGCTCAAGGCGCTCCGCCACGTCGAGGCGGAGCTCCGGCCGGAGGCGAACGGCCGCATCCGCGACGCCGCCGGCGCCTGCGCCGGCCAACTCATCCCGCACCTCACCGCGGCCGCCTCGACGAGCGGCGTCCCGGTCGCGCCAAGGGTCGCGCGCTCGATCCGCGTCCGCCGCGATCGGATGCCGACCGTCTCGATCGGCGGCTCGACGCGCGTCGGCTCCGGCGGAGCTCCGGCCGGCGCGCTCGTCTGGGGCTCCGAGCAGGGACCGAAGGGCTCGGTCAATCACTTCGCCGTCCCGCCTGGCTCCGGCTACTGGATCAAGCCGGCCGTCGAGCGCTTCAAGGCCGGCCCCGCGATCGCGACCTACCTCGCCGCGATCGCCGCGGTCGAGCGGGAGGCCGGTCTCTTCTAGTGGCCGGCCCCGGCAACATCCTCATCCGCGTCGGCGCCGAGACCGGCCAGGCCGTCTCCGAGCTCTCGCGCGTCAACGGCGCGCTCGGCCAGTCGATGACGAAGAGCGAGAAGGTCGGCGCCGCGCTCAAGCGCGCCGCGATCCCGGCGACGATCGCGCTCGCGGCGATCGCGGTCGGCGCCAAGAAGGCCGTCGACGCCGCCTCGAACCTCAACGAGTCGGTCAACAAGGCCGGCGTCGTTTTCGGCGCGAGCTCGAAAGAGGTCGTCGCCTGGTCCAAGACGCTCGCTCAGTCGTTCGGCCTCTCCGAGACCGCGGCGCTCGACGCCGCGACTCAGTTCGGGAACATGCTCGTCCCGATGGGCTTCTCCCGGAAAGAGGCCGCCGGCATGTCGAAGCAGATGGTCGAGCTCGCCGGCGACATGGCCTCGTTCAACAACGCCTCGCCGGAGGACACCCTCGCCGCGATCCAATCCGGGCTCGCCGGCCAGGCGCGACCGCTCCGCCAATACGGCGTCTTTCTCGACGCCGCCAGGGTCAAGCAACAGGCGCTCACGATGGGCCTCTGGAACGGCAAGGGAGCGCTCGACGCGCACGCCAAGGCCGCCGCGACGACGGCAATCATCCTGAAGGACACCGGCGACGCTCAAGGCGACTTCGCCCGGACCTCCGACGCCGCGGCCAATCAGACGCGCGTCCTCAAGGCCGAGCAGGAGAACCTCTCCGCGACGCTCGGCCAGTCGATCCTTCCCGCCTACGTCGCCATTCAACGCATCCTCCTCAAGGTCACCGAGGCGACCTCCAAGCACACGACCGCGGTCAAGGTCGCCGTCGGCATCGTCGCCGGCCTCTCCGCCGCGATCCTCGTCGCCAATGCCGCCTTCAAGGCCTGGACGATCGCGACCAACATCGCCAAGGTCGCGACGATCGCCTTCTCGGCCGCCAACCGAGCGCTCATGGTCTCGATGCTCTCGAACCCGATCACGCTCGTCGTCATCGCGATCGTCGCGCTCGGCGCCGCGCTCGTCATCGCCTACAAGCGGAGCGAGACCTTCCGCAACATCGTCAACTCGGCGCTCAACTCGGTCGCCGCCGCCGCCGCGGCGCTCGCTCGAGGCTTCACCCATATCGCCGACGCCGCTCGAGCCGCCTTCGGCTGGATCGTCGACCATTGGCGGCTCGCGCTCTTCGCCTTCGGTCCGCTCGGCGCCGGCCTCTACGTCCTCGCGACCCACTTCGACAAGGTCAAAGCCGCCGGCATGGGAGCCTTCAACGCGATCGCCGGCCTCGTCCGCTCGCTCGTCGCCGCGATCCAGTCGGTCATCGCGGCCGTCCAGTCGCTCATCTCCGCGCTCGGCCGGATCAAGGTCCCGTCGATCAAGCTCCCCCACATTCCCGGCACGCTCGCCTACGGCTACGGCCCCGGCCCCGCGGCGGCCGGCTACGCCGCGGCCGGCGCGACGAGCTCCGGCCTGACGGTCAACTTCTACGGCCCGACCGACCCGGAAGGCGCCGCGCGCTCGATCGCTCGCGTCCTGCGCGCGCACGAGGTCCGCCAGGGACGAGCTCGCCGTGTCGCTTGAGCTCGAGCTCGAGCCGCGCGCTCCCGCCTACGTCGGCGCCGTCACGATCCGCGGCCAGGCGGTCGACCTCGACCGCGTCCTCGCCTCCGTCTCGATCCGCCACGGCCGCGACGACGTCACCGGACCCGCTCAATCGTCGACGGCGACGCTCCGCCTCCGCCGCCAGGCGCGCTCCGAGCTCGACGCCTGGATCGTCGGCGGCGAGCTCGTCGTCACCGACCTCGCCGGCGAGCCGCTCTTCACCGGCACCGTCTCCGACCTC